TCCCCGGATCGGAAGAGCTGAAGATCGGCTATTGCATGGCGGATCAGTTCGTCCCCACCGCTTGGAACAATGCGGAAGTGACCGAGGGCGTTTTTATCAGCCGCGAAGCAAAGGGCGGCTATTATTACACCCGCTTGGAGTGGCACAAATGGGACGGGGAGACCTACTGGGTCACCAACGAACTTTTCAGAGCAGATCAGAAAAACGGATCACAGGAACCGCAGGATATCCTTGGATTCCGCTATCCACTCGAAACGATCTACCCGGAATTGTCGCCCGAAACATCTTTGCAGGGCATCGAAAACAGCCTTTTTGCCTACTACCGGACAGCGATTGCAAACAACATCGACGACAATAGCCCGCTGGGCGTGTCGATCTACGCCAACGCAATGGACACGCTCCACGCCCTGGATGTTTGTTATGATTCGCTGGCGAACGAGTTCCGGTTGGGCAGAAAAAGGATCATCGTGCCCGCTTCCATGGTGCGCACCGTTACCGACCCGCAGACCGGAGCGGTCCGGCGTTACTTCGATGCAACAAATGAAGTATACGAAGCCCTCAGCACGGACGACCCCGACTCGCTGAAGATTCAGGAGCAAAACACAACCCTGCGGGTCGATGAGCATATCGATGCTATCAATGCTTTGCTGTCGGTTCTGTGCTTGCAGCTGGGATTTTCCGCCGGGACGTTTACCTTCGACCGACAGAGCGGGATCAAGACTGCCACCGAGGTCATCAGCGAAAACAGCAAAACCTTTAAGACCGTGAAATCCCATCAGCTGCAGGTAAAAACGGCTATTGAGCGGGTGGTCGATTCCATCATTGAAGTGGCTGCTCTGTACGATCTGCAATGGAACGGGCTGCGGATCAAAGACCTTGCCGCGAAAGGCTGGGAGCGAAAAGTTACTTTTGACGATTCCATTCTGCAGGACCGGCAGACCAACATCAACGAGGGCATCCTTCTTGTGGGCAATGGTTTGATGAGCAAAAAGACCTTCCTTGTGGAAAAGCTGGGTTATACCAGCGAAGAAGCAGAGGCAGAACTTGAAGCAGTTCGAAACGAGGGAGCGGTGTCTGGCGGCGTTCTCGACCGTCTTTTTGTGGGCGGTGCTGAATAGTGGCAAAACTGGACAAAAACACAGCTCTCCGGCTGTCTGAGCCGATAGAAGAAGCCTACCTCGAAGCGGTTGACCGGCTGATCCTCAACATTGCCAAGCACCTGAAAAGCGGCACGGCGATCAGGACGGCGGGGTGGGAACTCCAACGGTTGCAAGAGATGGGACAGCTTACCGCCGAAAATGCAAAGATCATAAACGCAGCGATAAAGCAAATCCCTGAGATTATAAAAAACACCTTGGACGAAGTCAGCCGGATCGCACTTGAGGATATCGATAAAGCGATAGCCGAAGCGATAGCCAAGGGACTGATCGAACAAGCCCCGACCGACAACGTCACCGGCTTGCTGGATGATCTGGCGCGGCAAGCCATTGATCAGATGAACCTTGTTAACACCGTCATGCTGCAATCCTCGCAAAGTGCATACCTTCAGGCGGTGCAGGGCGTTGTCCAATGGGAAAATCAAGTCCTTGCGGGCGCAGAGAAAACCACCGTGCAGAGTCTCATGAACACTTCGGCGACATCGGTGCTGACAGGAGCGGAAACGCGGCGGGTAGCTCTAAAAAAGGCAATCCAGCAGCTGAACCGATCGGGGATTTATGGCTTTGTTGACCGAGCGGGGCGGCATTGGTCTCCGGAAGCATATGTGAATATGGATATCCGGACAACTGTGCACAATGCGGCGGTCCAGTCCATCCGAACCCGTCAGGAAGATTACGGCAGCGATGTGTTCCAGGTATCGACCCACGCAGGAGCACGCCCGCTTTGCTATCCGTGGCAGGGCAAGTTCTTGTCATGGGGGAATCAAGGCGGAACGTTTACCGACGGGAACGGGAGAAAGAGAAGCTATATTTCGATTAACGAGACAAGCTACGGAGAACCGGCTGGGCTTTTTGGTATCAACTGCGGGCACTACCCGATGCCGCAAATTCCCGGCGTTACGATCCCGCAAAGCCCCGATAAGATGAGCAAAGAAGAAAACGATCGCATTTATCGAGAAAGCCAGACACAGCGATATCTTGAACGGCAGATCAGAGAAGCGAAAAGGGAGAAAGCCGCATACGAAGCGGCGGGACTTTTCGCCGATGCGAAAGATATGGATGCGGTGATCCGGCAGCGGCAAGCAGACATGCGGGCGTTTATTGATGAAACAGGCAGAGCGCGGCGATATGACCGCGAAAGTGTAAAAGGATAGGAGTGGAAACCATGAACGAATACCAGAAACTGCTGGCATTTCTCAAAATCACCGGCGAAAACCTGAAAATCCTCCACCATAACCTCGTGGGCGGCGACTGGTTCGCAAACCATGAGCAGCTGGGTGAGTATTACGAGAAAGTGGCGAATATCGCAGACGAAGCAGCCGAGCGCGGTCTTTCGCTCGGCTATAAAGAGCCGGCCATCGGCGAGGCGGTTCTTCTGTTTCAGTCGGACATCCTTCCGGCAATGGACAGAGACACGAGGGAAAGCTTCGGCGCGGTAGCGGCAGCCTTCCGCAGCATTGCGGGCATGATGAACGCAGCCAAAGCGATCACCCCGCCGGACGTGCAGAACAAGCTGGACGAATGGATTTATTCCTTCGATTTCGAAGCTGACTATAAACTCGCCCGCCTTTTGGGGAAAACTCCCGAAGCTTCCGCAGAAGAAGAGTGGGACGATTAAGGAAAGGAGGGAAACACCGTGGCAAAATGCAAACATGCGTGGGTCACCGTGATGGTTGACCCGTACACCACCAAAACCGTTTGTGTTCATTGCGGCGAAGAGAAAGCCGACAAAGAACAGAAAGACGAAAAGCCCGAAGAATAGAAGGGGGTGATCCTCTTATCTCCCGCGCAGGGTTAAGCGTAAAAAACGAATAGCAAGGGCACAGACCTTTTTATTACCAACTCGCCCGCCGGGGCGGAAAACCGGCACTCGCCTCTCGTCTGGGGCGGTAAAGAAAGGACGGAAAACTATGGCATTTTTCAACCGAAAAACCCTGACCGAGAAAGGTCTTACCGAAGAGCAGATTACTTACATTATGGCGGAAAGCGGCAGAAAGCTGGCGGCGGACTACGAAGCTAAAAGCGATTTTGCGGACCGTCTCGCGGCGGAGCTGGAAAAGGCAAAAACCGCACCTGTCAACGTGGAAGAAACGGAAGCTTATAAAGCTTTGGCGGCAGAGCGGGACATGCTCCGCGCTCTGGGCGGTGAGGACTTTGCAGCGGTCAAACCCAAATTCCGAGAAGCTGCATACAAGATGATCGACCGTGCAGACGGCGCGGCATCTCTCGAGGATCAGCTCAAAGGAATCCGGGAAAAATACGAAGAGTATTTCATCCAAGACCCGACTACCACGGCTCCGGCTCTCCAATTCGGCGCGGGCGTGAAAGGCGCAATGCCGACCGGAAACCAAAAGCTTGATATTTCCGAGCTGTGGTTCGGCAAACGAAAGGAAAGATAACTATGGCATTTACTCAGAACACCCTGAACTATACCACCGAATATTCCAAGGCGATGGCTAACGCCTATCCCTACTGGTCGTACTTCTCCGATCTGTACGGTTCCCCCAACTCTGCCACCTATAAACCTCTGGGCGGAAAAGCGGTAGCCGTTCAGTCTATGACCGTAGCGGGCGCAAAAGCTGCAAACCGCGACAGCATGACCGGCGCATTTTCCCGCAATTTCAACACCGCCGAGCAGGTGCTGACCATGGAAATGGACAGAGAGTGGGACACCCTCGTTGATCCTATGGATATGCAGGAGGATGCGATTGTCACCCTCGCAAACATCACCCAGACCTTTAACCAGTTCCAGAAAATCCCCGAGATGGATGCTTATGCGGCTTCCAAACTGGCTGCAGCTGCTACCGCTGCTTCCCGCGTTGACACCACCGCACTGAACGCCAACAACATCCTGACCCAGTGGGACACCTACGTGGCTGCAATGGTCAATGCTCGCGTTCCTCGTGACAGAATCCGCGCAAAAATGACCCCCGACACCTATAAGTTGCTGAAAGAAGCTGCTGGCATCACCCGCTTTGTTGATGCAGCTACCGGCATCCGTGACGTAGACAGAAACGTTGGCAAGCTGGATGGCATCGTTATCGAGGAAGTCCCTGCCGACATGATGAAAACCGCCTATGATTTCTCTGACGGCTGGGCTGTTGGCGCTTCTGCCTCTCAGATCAACATGCTGCTGTTTGACCCTCTGGCTGTTGCCGCTCCTGTTGTGTATGACGTTTCTATGATGTCTGCACCTTCCGCGCAGAGCAAGGGTAAATGGCTGTACTACGAGAGATATTACTACGATGTCTTTGTTCTGAATCAGCGCACCAACGGCGTTTACGCCAACATTACCGCCTAAGGAGTGAGCCTATGGCGTACATCACCTTCGAGGAATTTTCCGCACTGTACGGGGACCTGATCCCCGAAGCACAGTTTAGCCAGTACGCCACCGCCGCAAGCGACATTATCGACATCGTGACCCGTTGGAGCATCGAGCAGAGGGGCGGCTTCGCCTCTCTGCCTGCTTCTTTACAAGCGAAGGTAACCAAAGCGACTGCCGCGCAGATCGTTTACACCGAACAGGCGGGCGGCGTTGATGCGGTTTTGTCCGGTCAGTCCGGAGCGGGTTATACCGTGGGAAAGGTACACATTGACGGATCGGCGAGCGGACAAGCTTCCAACCGCGCCGTGCAAATGGTTTCCCCGATGGTGGTAGCCCTGCTGGAACAGACAGGACTGATGGAAAGGAGCGTACCATGCTTAGACCTATTCCCCGCGCTCTTTTAACTGATTCCCTGACCCTCAAGGTCTGCACCGGCGTTGATGCCTGGCAGAACCCTACACAGGAAGAGTACGCAGTTTCCGCCGTTCACCTGCAGGACTCCAACGCGGTGAAAAAGACCGCAAACAATACCGAGGTTGTCCTTCGCGGCGTTCTCTTTGTCGATTCCCGCAGATCACTCCCCTCGCTGGATTACCGCGCTTTGTGTGAGCTGTCGGAGTCTAACGGGAAACCGCTCCGCGCCGTGGTAACCTCCGCGGATGGAAGCGTGACCGATTTCGAAGTTGTTTCCGTTGATTGTGTGCCGGATGTACCCTCGACACGCACCCATCATGTGGAACTGGGGTTGGTGTAATGGGCTTCTCGATCAAAACCGACAAAGCGAAATGGCGGGCAGCCGTCAACCTGGCAGCGGATAAGGCGGCGGAAGCTCTTGCCGAGCAGATGATGCAGGACTCCCTGCAGATCATTCCGAAGCAAGAGGGATCCTTACGGGATTCCGGACGAATCGAAAAGACCGAGGGCGGCGGGCGTGCGCTCGTGTGGAAAACCGTCTACGCCCCGTATCAATGGTTTGGCGAAAGAATTGACGGTTCTCACAAAGTCCGCAACTATTCCACACCCGGAACGGGGAAAATGTGGGTGGAGCAAGCGCGAACCCAAAACGCCGAAAACTGGCGGACGGTAGCACAGAACGCGATCAACAAATCAATGAAGGAGTGACACTTTGAGAGCTGAGATTGTAGAAGTTTTAAAAGGCATCATTGCCGAGCAGGTCAGTGCGCCGGTAGTGATCGGGTCACTGCTTCCGGACAGAAGTTTTTCTGTCAGCTTTGCGGGCGGGGCTCCTGCCGCGGCATACTGGACCTTAAACACGGACGAAGATATGCCGATCACCTTCAACGGGAAAGGACCGAATCAGCAGGATTTAG